AATAATACTTTTTCAATACCTTTTACTAAAGGGTCGGAACCTTCTGTAGTTATAATTTTATTTTTTAAATTTAGAATTTCTTTTGCGACATCTTGTTTTATTTGTTTTTCTGTTTTTGAATCTATATTATTATCCCAAGTTGATTGAAGGCTCAAAACACTAACATATCCTCCTATTAATTTGCCAGTTTTACCTATATAAAATTGTTTTATTATTTCTGTAGAATATTCTTGTTGTATCTCAAAATCTACATCGTTTGTACTTAATCCAACTTTTGCATACTGATTTAAAGTAGTATCTAATATATTTTCTAATTCTGTTGTATCTAGCCCCTGTTTTTTTGCTTTAGATATAGCTGCTTTTATTTCTTTTCCTGACTGTAATGCGGCAACAGAAGCTCCTACAGATGCACCGTGTCCCACATTTAAGATACTAGTATTTAACTGAGCGGTTAATTTTTCTCTTACATCTTTATCTTCTATTGTATTAATGATTGTTAATATAAATGGTTTAATTTCTTCTTCTAAAATATCTTGATGAAAAGTTACAGCTTGTTCATAGTTTTTAAATACATAAGCCGAAGAATTTGCCGGAATAGGTAGTGGACCGGCTTTACCTTGACCTAAAATAATTTTTTTAATATAATTTAATCTTCTTTTTTGGCGAGCATCAGTTAAAGTTTTAAAATTACGATTTTCTACACTTACTGCTTTAGCCCTACAATTTTCAATAATTTTATTAAATTTAACTTTATTAAAAATAAAAATTGCTTTTTTCTGCTCTTGTTCTGTTAAACCAAATTTTTTATATTTTTTTACTGCACCGCTAAGAAACTCTTTTATGAGCGTTTCCAAAGAATATGGATCAAGAATATAAATTTGTCCTAATTTACCTGCTATCTCTTTTCTAAGCCTATCTGTATTTTCTTTTAATCTTTTATGAGTAGTATTTAATATCTGACTCCATAATGCTTTTTGAGCGTCATTACTCATATCTTATACAAGTCTAAAACTCTTTTAATATAGTCTGGAAAACTTCCATCATCAGAGTTTCTTGCATAAGAAATAGTAGCGGCTCCTAAAGTACGTCGTTCTTTTCTTTCGTCTTTTAGATAATAAGTGATTAAATCCGCTACAGCGAGTTTTAAATCTAAAGGAGTTGTAGAATATCCACTAGTGTAGACTACTTTTACTGAACCTGTGCCTTTTGGCCAGTTTTTGTACCTACCTTCCGTTGTGGTTCGGAAGATGCTGTCTGATATAGTATCAATCCAATAGTCTGAATTTTGTGTTAAAAGAGTATAGCTGTCAGAAGCAGTTTCTCTTTCATACACTTCTGAGACATTTACTAACGGGCTATATTTTAATTGAACTGTATAAGTATCCCATTGTACATCAAAGTATTCAGTATATGCAGTAGTATAGTAATCAATTACTGTATTATCACAATAATTTTTTACAAGTTGACTTATTGCAGGAATAAGGACATTGATCTTTTCATCATCCTTAACTCCAGAAATACCCATCAATAATTTATAGTCATCAATTGTTATAAGGTTACTCATAAATTAACTTGTAAAAAATTAGATCAAAGATCTAGGGATAAAAAGAGAGGGAAGAAGCCTTCCCTCTCTTTGTGGTTACTTCGATTATTACGAAGAAGGATACTGAATAGCCCACTTCGAAGTAGCACCATCGATAAGATCGAGGAAGCCAAGACGCTGTGAAGCCACGAGTACACGACGCTGATTTTCAACATCGTAATCCGACTCAATCGTAACACCACGAAGCCGCGGAACCAGGAAGTTACGAGTATAAACTGCAACAGCAGCATACTTGTTAGCCGCAGGAGTTGCGAATTCATCGCAAAGCAGTACACGGCTACCGTATACCTGACCAACTTGACCAGAGATCTTCGTTGCCAGATTACCTACCAGGTTCATGTCCTGGAACTCTGCATCTTCTAACAGTTCAAAATAGGTACGCTGATTAACGATGTAAACTACATCTTCAGGGCGCACGCCATACTTGCCCATGTTCTTACGAGCAGAAAGCAGATTTGCTGTTGTAATTGCAGCGTTCGCTGTCGTTACGCCAGTAATCTGAGTCTTATGAGAATCGGCATCAGCCAGTTTGATCAGACCATCATACGATGCACCTGAAGTACCAAACGGACCATCACTAATATTACCTACAAGAATCGAAGCTTCAATTGCACGAGCATGTGAACGAACCATTGATTCGCGAATTAAAGGAAGAATCGGAAGAATTGCATCTTCTTCTGTTTCGTTACCAAGATAGCTCTTCGAAATGAGCTTCTTCGTGGTAAGAATTCGCTCTGACATGGTAACACCAATATAAGGCGAACCATAAGCATTTGAACGAGGATCTAAGTTACCCTTGCCTGCGGAACCACTACCCGTTTGGTTTGTGGTAAATTCTGCATAACCTGCATCGGGCAGAATTGGCAGAATTAAACTTGCTGCAGTCATGGGCACTTCACGGAAAAGAGGAGCAAGAATCAGCTCATTCTGAACATCACGCTCGATATTTGTCGAAACGATTTGCTCAAAATCTGCGCTGGAAACTTCTACACCAGCTTGGGTGTTAACTTTTTGTACAAGCATACGACCCAGCGAAGTATTCTGCCAGTTCTTACGAGTTACAAGACCTAAAATAAAGGCGTCGTCCATATCACGGCCAAATGCCTTCTTCCAGTCAGAATCTGTACGATCTGTAAAAATACGCTTTGATTCACGCATCTTCATGATTTCTTCTGACTTTTCCGAAATTTCATTACGCAGCTCAGAAACGATCTTCTCTAGATCTGAGTTCTTTTCTGAAAAACGCTTTTCAATATCTGCTACTAGACGTTCTGCACCTGTAGTTACTGCGACCGAGATTTTATCGGAGAGTGCCTTTTCTTCAGCAGCCTTTTTAGCTTCTTGTTCAGCAGCTAAGCGAGCCTTCTCCTCCCGCTCGATTTGTGCAGCAGCTAGAGTTTGTGCAGTTTTTTCTGCAACAGAAGCTACCAGTGCTTCTAAATCTTTTGAATCCATGTTTACTATCTCCTTAGTTGCGACTTTTGTCGCTTCTCCCGGCGCAGTGGCGCTCGAAGATTCAGCATTTACTTTTTCTTCTACACCATCTAGGCCGTTACTCAAAAAGTTTTGTTTAAAAATATTATAATCCTCGGATGTTTCAAAGGACTTTGCTAACGAAAAGACGGCAGATTGATTTGCCGGCACTGAAACAACCGATATTTCAAATAGTTCTGCGTCTTTGATTCTAAAACCGTCGGTTTCCGGCATATAGTCGGCATCCTTGATCCGAAAACCTACGGAAAAAGCTCCAAGAACGCCATCCTTGATAAGATCTAAGATTTCGCCAGCGGCTTTTGAAATCTTAGCCTTAATTCTTAAACCATCGACATCTGGATGAATCTCTACAGCTTTGCCAATAGGTTTTGCATATGAGTGATTAAAAAGAATCACGGGATTCTTTTTGTAATTTTCGAGACCTCCTTTGAGCCAAGCGTCATACTGAATAATATCGCCAGTGCGATCTACTTCAGGAGTACTGGCAAGACCAGTGATATAAGTATCTCCATCTTCGCTTAGATAGGCTTTAAAGTCGGTACTTAAAAAGAAATCTTTTTTCATAATATTATTTCCAGAATCTGCCTTTAAAGCTTCTTCTCGGGAGATTTTGGTTAAAGTAGAAAACTTATGACCAACAAGAGTTTCAGTCTCTTTTCCATCTCTGTAAATACGAATTAGAGCGGCTGGATCTTCCTTGGAAGCATTGATAGAAAAACTGCTTCCAGGAATGCCGAGCACGCCCTCTGTCATTGTATGTTCGATTCTTCCTTTAGCAGTACCGCCAGAAGAATTCCACTTTACATAATCTCCGGTTTTAAATTTTGCAGCTTTATTCATTTACTGTTTCAGCGGCCTTAGCACGAGTGCTCTTAGCAGGCTGAACAGGCTCAGGAGTCGGTTCAGAGGCTACTGCTTCAACGCCATTCATTTTTTCTGCTAGCTCAGGATAATATTTACGAATTTTACCAGGAATACGTCCCCAGGAGCCAAAGCAACGAATTACTAAATTTGGAGTAATTGGAAAATCACTTTGTTGCTTATACTCTCGCATATTCATAAATTTACCTTTAGTTGCAAAATATGCTGCAAGAGTTTCTAATACTTTACCTTTTGTCATGATTTA